AGAGATTCACCGGTCTGTCTTCAAGTTTCTCCGATAGAACTTGACACCAGTGAACAGCATATTGACACCAGCGAGCAGCATAGTTAGCTTCTGTCTCGTCTTCAGAGTATTTAGCCACTTTTCTCATTTCCTGCAGCGTATCCCAGACAGCGCTTTGCAGATTTGGACCGTTCAAGAAGGCTAGAAACTCCTTTTCGTCGTCACACTCAAGCGTAAACTTCATTCATCTTCTCCCAGTAACGGGTCCTTCATTCGCTAGCCTCCAACGCTTCGATGTACGGCGTGTAACTGATCACGTTGGCCAAGGTCGTTTCGACGTAGGAGCCGTTTTCGGCATACATCTCGACAACCACCTGGTCGACTACGCCGATTCTACGGACGTTCAAAAACAACCGGGCATCGGTCTCGGTAAAGTAACGGTCTTCTTTGTTGCCGCATTTGACCGAATAGCCGAAACGAACATTTTTAAGTTTAACCAAGCTCATGCCCGAACAACACCTTCCCTGTGATTCCACAGAATGTAAGGGTCGTAGGTTATCCCAAACTTCGGAGCTAGAACATCGTGAAATATTCCGGTCGAATGAGTCGAGTAAATGTCCAAGCCCTCGGCCTTCAAACCGCGAAGCAACTCCCCGTAGAGAAGGGTCGCCACGCCGAGCTTGCGGAAAGGCTGCTTGACAAACAGGTAGTGGATAGCCACGCCCTTATCTATGGGCGAGCCCAAAATGTAGCCGAATATCTGATCCGTATCCTCTGTGTTCACAGCCATAAGGACCACGGACTGTCCAAGAAGATCCGAAATAAGCGCGCCCTGGTTCTTATAATAAAGCTCGCGCTCGACGTGCCGAACCGGATTGGAACCGTCCGACCACGTCCCTCGGTAGCTCTTCAGCCAAGAATGGTAAATAAACGGCTCGTCTACGGACATGAACCCGCGACAAACGGCTGGTATATAGTTAAGGCTCAAAACGGTTGCGCACCCTTCGAACGTTGCGGTAATGGTCTGCCATCAAAACAACAAAACCCAAAATCAGAATCAAATTTACGCTAGCTCCGCAAACCAGAACGAGCTCGAACCAAGGCTGCAAAACCAAGTCATCCTCAAACATCAACCACATCGCTCGAGCCCTCCTCCAAAAATGCAATGGCCTGCCGAGACAACTCTATGATCTGGTCGCGTGGCACACCCGTAAAGTTCATCTCCACTTGCGGAGTCGATCCCTTCGACTTCCCAAAAAGACGGTCAGCCATGAAGTCGAGCCTCTTAAAATCACCCTCTTTGATCCCAAGTAGACAAAGCCTGCCCACCCACACCTCTAGAACCTTGCGACCGCCCACCGTGTCCTTGTGAAGCAACGCTTCAAGCTCGGATAAGGGCATCTCGAGAAACTGAACGAGCAGACGCACGAACTCGAGCTTCGTCATCGCCTTGGCAGCCCTTAGATCAGGATCTTCCTTAGGTCGACCTTTACCACCATGGCCTTTTTTAAAGTCTCTACCACCAGTTTTTACGCCATAACCCATATCGCTTAAAAATCGCCTTTAAAACTATTGAAGTAAAACACGCAGTTATATAATTGTTAGAGTTGTTCACTTACCATTTTTGTTCACTTACCATTTTTGTCGGAATCACCCGCTTCCCCAATATCATCCTCCCATTCGTAGTCTTCCGGAGGTTGATGCCAGTTAGATTCACAAGTAGCCAAGCAGTAGGCCACCCACAGCACCAGGCATCCATGTACGAGGTAGTCCAAGATCACGCTTCTCTCCGGTGCATGAAGTAGTGCCTGCGCCCGTACTCGGCTATGAGCATCGCATCGATGAGGCCGTCGTGGGGTTTCCTGCTCCGGTCGGAAGCTCGGAGGTCCCTGTCTGGAAACATCTGCCTGGCCGCTTCCAGTGACCGAGCCTTGGCGTTTTCTCGGCCTTTGCCCGTGATGCGGCACCCTGTGTGCATGACCTTAGTCCAGGTAGATGGGTGTACCAGTGTGTATGGGATCCTGAGGGCCACGAGGATGCCCGTGATCTCCCCGTAGTGCGTTCCATACCGGAAGGTTGATACTCCGCCTTGGTTGGGCATCGTTTGAGCCTTCTCGACGTATACGTGCATCCGAGTAGCGCTATCTCTGGAAGCTTCGAGCCTGTCAGCTAAGACCAAAGCCTGAGGCATGGTATCCCAGTCGGTATCGATGACTTGAGATTCAGAGTCGCACTGGAGTTCGCACCATGCGCCGGAGGTTGCACCTGGATCGATGCCGAAGATACTAAAGGGAGTTTGCATTTAGAACGTCTCATATTGTGTCTGGAAACGTCAATCCATGAAAGTACCGCACATCGGATAAAGAAGCAAACATAAATAACCCGCTTGCTCCACCGGAGTAACGAGTCTCGAGAAGTGGTCCACGGTGCCCGGGGTCCCCTCTTTTTTTATATATTTATATTTAGGTTCTCTATCTCTCTTCTTCTTTCTTATTTCTATTTTCTACTTATTTATATTGATTCACTGTGGATCAGTAAGGGTCAGAAGATGTAAGTGAAAGGATTTTAGGGAGTTATAAATTTTCGAACCCCGGTACTTGTCCCGGGGTGACCTAGGATGACCCGGGGTACATCGTTATTTGCGGGCAAAAAAAAACCCCGCGTGCCCAAAAGATAGGCAGGGGGGTCTGCTTTTTCGGTGGTGGCGGGTGCCCTCAAGGGGGAGTTTAGGTGGGTTCACCCAGGGTCCACCCAGGGCCCCACCCCGGGACAAAAGCAAGCCTATGAGCTGCTAAACCATGTCAGTTGGACTTAGTAGCGCGATGTTTTCGTAATATCTTTTGCGGCCACCGTCGCGCCTTCGAGTGCATTTGATGTCGTAGCTTCGTTTGAGAAACCTCTTGAACTCGCCAATCTCGAAGCCGCTATACCCCCAGCGTGTCATTTGAGCAAGAAACTCCTGGGCAGGCATCGATAGCTCGCGTTCTAGCTTAAAGTGCTCACCGAGCAAAATCTCCCACTTCGTATCTTTTTCCTCAGCTAGTGCGGTAACGTCCATCATATCTGCCTTTACGGGTTCGTTATTGGGATACAGGCTGCGGTAGCTTTCGATGCACCGAGACAAGAAGTCCCCGCCTTCAACCCACAGGCGTGCCGGGTAGCCCTGGGGGTCCAAGACCTTCTCCGGTCGTTCCATTTCGCACAAGATGATCCTGCGCATATCAGCGACCGAGGAGTCGATCAGAGGCAGGAAGTTTGACGTCATCAGAAACTTTGCAAAGCACCTGGCTGTGTAGGCCTTCTGGAATTTGGGGTTTACGGTAATATGCTCAGCACCGGAGATGCGCTTGAAAAAATCAGAACTCGGCAAGTTGGCAACTCCCAGGTCGTCGAATATCCCAAGTCGAACACCAAGTAGATGAGACGACCAGTGGGTGCTGATCGGCCTGCCCTTTGTGTCGACCGGGCTATCGAGGTAAGTTGCAGCGTTGCCAAAGCACCGGTAAAGAAACTGGCACAAGGAACCTTTGCCGTCTTGGCCATCGCCTTGCAAAAAAAGATACTGCTGGCGGTAGCTATCCGGTACAAACAAACTCCCAATCCAATCCATGGCGGCTTGTGCGTTGGTCATTCTCCCAAATAGCTCGTCAAATGTCGGACATGGCTTAAGCTTATTCGGTGCGTAGTCCCACGGCAGGCGAGCAAACGTTAGACCTGGTTGGTTGCGAAACCGCACTTGGGCAGGTTCTTTTACCGCATCGGCTTCCTCAACCCACAACTTGGCGCAGTTTAAGACCTGGCGGGTATCCCATTTAAAAAGATCCGACTCGCAGGTCTTAGCGGTTTTTCGGATGTACTGGTGGATGGCAGTCGCCAGGCGTTCGATCGGCACGATCCTACAGACCTCGTCGGGGCTGACTTGGCCAAGAAACCGGTGTCCGGCGTCGTCTTGGTAGACGACAAAGCGTTCTTTTAAAGGTGGCAATGACGAGTACTTGTCTTGGTTGATGGCGTCTTGCATCCAACGGTAGACGTCGACTAAGGGAGGTTTTTTATCACGGGTGCGTAGTTCATGTTTTTTTTCTTGCAGTTGTCGGACGTTATCCTTATCTTTGTCGGGTTTCGATGCTTTGTCGGCGGGGTCGCCGGGCTCGTTAGGTTCCTTTGGATCAGTCATCTAGCGGTATCTCCTGGTCGGCGGCCTTCACAGCACTAGCTACGGTGGCCTGTAGTTCGCGAGGACTCAGGCTTATCGCGCCCGAGTCAGTGATAATTGAGATAATCCTGTTGCCATCAAAACCGGCAAAACGCAAATCCTTCGCCACCCCGTAAGCCGTGGTGTTACGCCTTCCTGGCGGTACTGGCGAGGCTAGCACGATCTTAACCTTGTTCGGTATTCCGCCAAACTCACGCCACTGCCTCATGCGCTCGGGATCTCGGTATTCGAACGAATCCGGGGGGTCTAGAACATCCTCAAGGTAGTCGCCTGGCTCGTCGGATACGGAAACAATTTTCTGGCAAGGAAAAAACAACCGAGCCCCATCCTTGCACGCCCTATCGACGGGGTAGCGTGCGGTCATCTTGAGCATGTTGTAGCGGTAGGTGCGAAGATCCTTAATGGGCTGATTGAACTTTAGGATAACCCGAAACCGGTCGCAGGCGGGCTGGTCTGATTTTGGCTGCTGATGAGATTTGGTTGTGCCGATAATGTGCGTCCGGTCACAGAATGTCCGGATAGCTTCTTGGAGGCTCATCCTGCCGTCGTCAAAGTCGAGAGCGCAAAGGTTGGCTGCCATAAAATGTTTTTGCGATCTGTAACCGCCTTTCCAAACACAGGGAGACCACACGAACCTTCGCACGCATTTGGACACCCGCCACAAATCGAGGTCGTCTGGAACGCTAACAAATTCCGACGTAAAGTCTTTGGCAACCGCACCTCGAAAGTGTTTGGGATGATAACTAAGCATTGCTAGGAGCCCTAAAATATCGTAATAATTGTCATGACAATTTGCCGAGTAAACAAGAAGGTAGCAACTACTTATGAGACGAAAGCTTTGTAACCCTAGGTACGTGCGGTTTACACCAGAAGTCGACGCAATCTTGGAGTGCGAAGCCATCAAGCTTGGTTTGAATGTCTCGCAGTATGTTCGTATTTTGGTAGATCACCACCTAGAGGGACAAGACGATGCTGAAGCTAACGCAGAGAGAACGCCACCACCTTGCCCATCTCGAAGACATGTTGCCGAAGCTAAGCGTCGTGCGCTCGAAGTCGGGGCACACCTTGTTGCAACTAAGCTACATCGGCGGTTTGACGAGTATGGTAGTGGACGACAAAGTTTTTAATAGTGCTGAAACCGACTACCATAAAGAAGTGATGCTCACCTTGTTTGGTATTTTCGCCAGCTCCGCTTTGGCGTCCGAGCCAACTTTGCCTGAGGAGCCTACGCTTGAACTCCAAGAAGTTCTCACGCTCCGCGCAAAAGATGCAGCGGAGTTTGTTTCCGGGATCAAAGACCTGGAGGCCTTGGCCTACCTCGCCTCACACGAATCTCGGTCGACAGTTTTGCGTGCTATTGAAAAACGAAGGACAGAGCTTGAGTCCTAAGGACGTCGACGAAATCTACCGGTTCCTAGAGTTTTGTTTCGAACATTCAAAGCAGGTAACGCAAACGTTACGCGAAGCCAGGTTGTTTCAAATCGAGCTCGGAGCACGCCTCGACGAGCTAATGGAGGGATTTTTGAGTGAGCGGGAAAAACCTAACACACTACATGGTAGCTGTCAGTGAAAACGAGGCTCAATTCTTAGCGCACGCCATTACGGGTTTCTACAACGTCATGAACCAGTCGAAGTCTAAGGTAAGCCCTCAAATGACGTCGGCCATTAACGAGTTCATGATGAGACTGAGAAGGATACTGGAAGGTCCCCCCACAGTCGAAAGGCCTCCCAGTATCGTAATTCCAGATAGGGGTGTCAACCCTAACTAGTCTACTAGTTCGTAGTGGACTAGGTCGAAAAAAGTTTCATCTCTCGTCGAGCCATCCTGGTCCCAGTCTCCGCCGAAACGTAACCGCACGCCCTGGGCAAGCGCTACGGAATGCACAACCCCAGCGAAAAAATAGAACCTAGAGTGGTCTTCCCAATCGATAGGATACGGGGCAGCGTCGACCGCACGAGACGGGCTTACGTTGTGGCGGGATTCCGGATATCGGAGCTTGGAAAACCCCCTGCGGAAGTAGTCTTCTTGAGCTGACTCGTCTCTGTAACCCTCTAATATTGTACAGTCTACTAGGGTAAGGACCTTCCTGAAAATGGTTTGCAAACGCTCGTCACAGGTGAGGAGTTTGGAGTTGCTTTTTTCTGAGAATCGGTACATAAAGACCCCAAGTAAATGTTTATAAGGATATATACATAATGGTCAAAATCATATTGGAATGCGACGAGGAAATGAAGGCCTACCTTCAATCGTACGCCAAACAAAACAGTTGGACGTTGAGCCACGTACTTAGGTCTATCTTAGGAGATTGGATTGCAAGAACCAATAGATCAGAACACAAAACTAAACCCGTCACGTCTCGACCGAGGAGGTTTTAAATATGGATTCCGCACTGTCTTTGGTCCATACGTCCACCGATACAGCCGAGCTCGACCAGGCCTTGGCAAAAGCTCAAGCCGAAATGCAGAGCGCTCTTCGCGACAAGACGAACCCAGCGTTCAAGTCGACCTACGCCGACCTCGAAGCCGTCTGGGCTGTGGCTCGTCCAGTGCTGGGCAAACATGGGCTGGCTTTGAGCCAGTACCCGGTGGTTTCACCGCCCGGTTTTCTTTACCTGACTACGCGCCTGTCCCACAACGGTCAGTGGATCTTATCGACTATGTCGATGCCCGTACCCCCAGGACGAAACGAAGCCCACGTCTACGGCTCGGCGATCACCTACGCAAAGCGCTACTCGATATGTGCTGTCCTCGGTATCACAACGGCCATGGAAAAAGATGACGACGGCAACGCAGCATCCGAAAAAGCGAAGCCTGATCCTGAGCTCGTTTACATCGAACAGCCCAAAGCCTACGAACAGATACGAGAAAAATTGTCGGCTGCAGGATGTTCCCACGAAGAGATATCGCGACACTCTAAAAGGCTGTGCTTTGAGCCGTTTAAAAACATACCGCACCTGGTTGCCGAAATCATAACAAACCGTGAGGATACTTGATGCATCACGATGTCAAAGACGATATGAAGCACTTAGAAATCGAGGTGCGTACGACGCTCGAAACCCTGACGCTAGCCCAACTGCAGGCGTGGCGCAAAGTTCTATACTTCTACACGGCTTTACTCGACATGAAAATCGATAAGGCACAACTTCAACTCGTAAAGGAAAACAAGGAATGAATATCAATCAAATTACGTTTGCAGGGTTTGCAGGGCGAGATGCCGAAACCATCGACTATAGCGGAGGATCGTTTACTCGTTTCAGTATCTGTCACACGGAAAAAGGTAAGGATGGAAAACAAGACAAGTCGACTTGGGCCGACGTGATCGCATTTGGTTATTCCGCCAAAGATGCAGCCGAGGTTCGTAAAGGCGACAATGTTATCGTTACAGGGAAGCTTTCTATCAAGAAGTCAGAAAAAGACGACAAATACTATACGTCGATCGTCGCTTTTAGCGTAGGAAGGATACAACGTCATGAGAAGGCTGCTCAACAAACTCAGAACTTTGCTTCGGATGTCGAAATCCCATTCTAAGGAGGGGTACTGGATTTCTCTTTACCTCGATACATTTAACGATGTCAAACGCAAGCGCTGGTAAAGAGGGGCGAGAACTAGCCGGTAGCTCTATTCTACTAGAACCAGGCCGACAGGCCAACTACCGCACGCTTCACCCGGTCAAACTTCGAGGAGACGTCGAGCTTAAAGTACACCCAAGCGGCCATTCGCCTGGGTGTAGGCAGTTTCCAGGTTTTCTCGAAGGAGGTCATTTATGGGCTAACTTCTTTAGAAGGTCTAAAACGTCCATGGACTCACCATAAACGTGTCTAGATAGTTCGATGGTCTCGAAAAAATCTAAGTCCAAAAGCTCCGGGCCAACGTTTTGGATCCCCTCGACAGCTGGTCTTAAGGCTTTTTCAAACTCTGGAGATTGCAGAAAGCTACCGAGGTCCTTCCACTGAAACCCGTCTTTGTAGGCTTCTGTGAGGATGACGCAAGTGATAACCCTACCAAGCGTTATGACTTCTTTGGTGTCTTTGATTCCCATGTGCTCTCCAGTCCTAGTTCGGATTCGATACGACGGATCTTGACAAAGCAGGCGTCCATGGACTTCCTTTGCTTCCAAGCGCCTATCGTAACGAGCGAACTAACACTTGAGACCCAGATAACCCAAGCTGAGGTAAGGTTCGATATTATTTGAGCTAATTCCATTTCGCTCATATCTCAACCTCCCCCCTTCACCCTTTGGGATTTGTAATAACGTGGGGTGTCCTTAGTTAGCTTATGAACCTCGTTTAAATTCCCTGTGACACCCACAACAGAAAGATACTGCGAGACCCCCGTATACGTGGCGCCACCTGCAAGGGGAGCGTAGGTCGTATTCTTAACACTGATAAAAGGAACCAAATCAGAATCCTTTTGCGTAAAACTTGGCGGTAACTGTGATGTTGTTAGCATCGTCCGAGGTTGCAGATACACGGAAGTTTGGGTAAGCCACGTCGAATATATTCCACAGGTACGTGCCCGCTGCCGAAATAGACTGTTCCGACGAGGCCACATCGACCCAGTTTGTCCCGTCTAACGATGCCTGGAGTTTGATTGATCCTGCAATAGTAGATCCCGCCCAGCTAGCCCATACCGAGTAAGCATAGAGGTGATCTAACGAAACCGTTTCCGAAACCGTTGTCTCGTTGTTGACTGCTTCGGCGTCAAATAAAATATCTTGTGCTACTCGCATTACGTTACCCTACTGTAAGAAAGTTTGAGCTTCGGCTTGGCATTCAACCAACTTCAAAACCCTTGTTTGCTCCTCTAGAACGTTAACTAAAGATCCTCGAGCCGTTTCCACCGAGAGCTTTCCCTGATCAAACAATGCCACAACTTCGGCAGCCGCCAACAAAAGATGACTGAAATAATGAATAGCCGCCGACGTTACGTCATCGTTCACAAAACACCTTCTAACTTGTCGAGACGATCTTTCAGCTTTTTCATCTCTTCTACAAGCAAAACGGTGATGCGCTCGTAGTTAACACCTGCTGGCTCGTCCTCAAACATAGGCACTAGGTCTGGTACTAGCTGAATAATGTCTTCTGCAATAAACCCAAATGTTGTCTTGTCCGACTCTTTTGGTTCGTAAGACCGTGCGTTGAACCGGTAGATAACGTCGCTGTTGAAATCTAGTGGCCTGATGTTGTCTTTGTACTTGGCGGAAGAAGAATACTTGTAGATTGTTCCCGCTGCGTAAGGACCACCCAACCGAAGTTGTGTACCGTCTGTGGCATTAGTCTGCAAGTTAGGCGCAACCAACTCGCCGTTTTCTGTAAGAGTTAGAACAGCGATTCCGCCAGAATTAAAAATCATAGAGTTAGATGAGTTAACATACTGAATTGCACCAGGTGAAGCAGATGCCGTGTCGCCAAAGAAAACCGCGCTAGTCCCTGTGGCGCCAGATAAAATACTTACGATACTGCTATCACCCGTAGCATTGGAGTTTTCAAAAATAGCTACCGTATCAGCGTTCAAACTTGGCGTGGTACCAGCCCCATCAGGCCCCACCACATGCAACCGAGCCGCTGGCGTGGTTTCTTTGATGCCAACAGGCTGGTTGAAAAATATCGCTCCCGTCGAAATAAACTCGGCATATTCGCCACCGCCCGCCGTAGTTCCAAACTTAAAACCCGACCCAAAGCCCCGTATGTAGGCTGTTCCAGAGTTCGAACCCGTTCGGATGAGCTCTATATGTCCAGAAGCGGAAGCTTGCGTGCAAGTAACTTGAGTAAACACCGGGTTCTTACTGTGATAAGCCATGTAGATTTTCCTTCTATGTGCCGATTTCGGCATGTGGCTAGATTACAAAATAGTTGGTTCCGTCGCTAACAACCACGACAGAACCTAAGTCCGTCTCGACCGTATAGGTGGACGAGCCTTCGATAGTTTCGGCACCGGGAGTTGTAAGTGTTATGTTGTTGGTTTGAGCACTTCCCACCGAGTCTTTGACCACGAGATATAAAGTTGCACTGGCAGCAGGTAATGTTAACGATCTAGCCGCCGAGGTGTCGACAAAGTGAAGCCTTCGGTCTGTCAGTGTGACATTTGAGGACACAGCCACGTTGCCAGAAACCGCACGTACGCTATCCACGTAAGCCTTGATAGACTGCTGCGTAGCCAACTGCGTATCGCTATTAGACGCCATGTTATCTTCGTCTAGTACAGCCGTTCCCGATACACCCGTGTTCAGCACAGGCGAGGTCAACGTTTTAGAAGCTAAGGTTTGATCTCCACTGGTCCCCACGATATCGCCCGTCACCCCGTGAGACGTCGTAAGAGCAGCATGTGTACCTACCGCACTGGTCGCAAAAGAGTTGGCGTCGGTCTCTGCCTGGTCGACGTAAGCCTTGATAGACTGCTGCGTAGCCAACTGCGTGGCACTGTCGGAGGCCATATTATCTTCGTCTAGTACAGCCGTTCCCGATACACCCGTGTTCAGCACAGGCGAGGTGAGAGTTTTACTTGTAAATGTTTGAGAACTCGATACGTCGGCCACTTCGCGAAGAGTACCCGTCTCCCCAAGCTTGAACTTAGAGGCCAAACTGGAGTCGTAGCCGAGAACAGCGTTCGTCGCATCCGACATCGATACGGTAAACCCCCCCACTGCCGTGTTCGCTGTAGCCTGATTCCCACCGTTGTTGACCGTGATGTTGGGATCCTCGACATCGAGGTTCGTCACGTTGACCGTTACAGTTGTACCGTTGACGGTAAGATCACCATCTACCGTAAGATCGTTAACACCTGTGACGTTGTCGCTATCGTCTACGATAACGCCAGAGTCTTGAATAGCTAAGCCTGAAGTCCCGTCGAATCTTACTACAGCATTGTTAGTTGAGCCGCCCGCTGGTCCTACAACATCTCCAGAAGAACCGCTACCTGAAGGAGGCCAGTTGTGTGAACTCATATCAACCCCCCACCGACGTAGCCGAGATGACGATCGTAGCCGTACCGTCTGGCGTTCCACCTGCCGCTGTAAACCCGACACGTAGCTGACCTGGAGGTATCTGATTGATGTTCAAAAGAAACGTATTGTTATCGTCGGCAAGCTGGGGAGTTGTTGAAAATGTAAGCGTAGCCCAAGCCGAAGCGTTGTTTACGTCTTTATAAAGCCTGTGCTGAACATAGAACGTTCCCGTATTGTCGGTAACCGACGATGTTGCAATATTGACTGCGACATTATCGACGCTTTTTACCGTAAATATGTTGGCTGTCGCAAAGCTTGTTGCTAAGCTTTTGTTCGTTTCCACTTCGAAATAAGTAACTACTTCCTTTTTGGCCATCTAAACAGCCTCCTCGTGAGTTAGATCCTTGTGGGATCAGGCTAATCTTTGCGCGTCCGTGGCCATCGTCTGACCTTTGTCGCCCGTTATCTCGATCTGCTCTAGACCAGGTAAGTCCATACTCGGTTGAGCATAGATAGCCTGGTAGCTCAATATCTTCTCAGGTGAAACACTCTGATCAATCGGTGCATTCATCAAAAGTGAAAGTCTTAGCCTGTCCTGATACGGTACCACGATGTCTTCCGACATGGCGACGTCGGTAACCTTCTTGACCATGTACTCGTACATCTTGGGGTAGACGTTTTCTAGGGCGTCCATATGAGCACCCGTCAACGTGCCAGCTTCCAAAGCATCCAAAACACTGAAAGGATCTTCGACAACCTGAACTTTCTGAAAAAAAGCGTTCATGTCGTAATCCGGTGGCTGATAAGGAGCTTTCTTAGAAAACAAACTGGTCTCGCCAACAGGTTTTGGAACAGCCTGGTTAAGGTAGTTCACAGCTATGGACAGCTTCTTGTTGAGCTCGGATCCGATCACAGGCGCACCCTCCTGTTCAAAAGGCTGAACCAAGTTCGCTAAGCGAGACGAGGACTGGTCGTAATTCGATGCCCAAATGTTAAGATCGTTACGGACTTTCTCTATGACCTTGGCCTTCTCCGCCGACGACAACTCCTTGGGTTTGACATTGCTATCGTATTCTTTAGAACTCTGAAAAAGCCTGTTCAAAGACTGAACGCCTGCTGCCGTACCCGTCGCCTTTGGGAGCTTCGTGCCAAGGCTCATTCTTTTTAAAATCTCAGGAATCATGTCTAATTTTTCAGCTTGCTTTTTCATCGCCTGTTCGGTGTACAACAGGGCAGCCATGTCGGGCTTACCCTCTATGAACCACTTCAAAGCTTTGCCACCGTAAATATCTGCCGACGCTCCCCCAGCTGCACCGATCGCAGCACCCAAAGGACCCCCGCCAAACACGCCCCCAAACAGCGAGCCTAAGACCGCACCCGTAAACGACCGTCTTGTTCCCTGAGTCCGCTCTTTGCCAAAAGACTCAAGTGCGTTGCGGTTCGCAATCTCTTCTAGCCAGTCGTTACCCGATAGATCCTTTAAGGATTGGAGGGCGAGCTTGTCTTGTCTCGAAGCGTTACGAAACCCCTGGTTCCTTATGATGGCCTGCGTGCGGTTTACCGTCAGACGCTTGATCGGTTCGTAAAGCCTTCTTTTTTCGTCAAGCTCGGTTTGAAGTCTCATTTTTTCTGCATAAGCCTCCGGAGCTAACTCGCTTCGGATGTCACCACGCTTGGATTTTTCCAGTAACCCTTTTTTCGATTTAAAATCATTTAAGTCGGCAAGGTAGTTGTAGCCCGTCACTTCCGAAAACTCTCGCAAAGCATCGTCGGTTACAACACCCTTGGGGCTCAAAATAGAGTTCAAAGAGCCAATAGCTTTTTCTCTTGTGCCGAATTTTTCTCGAACAGCATCAAGCGCTCGAGACCTTGCCGACATCTCGTCCATAGCTTTTTTGTAGTCTTTTGATTGTCCCTTAATTTTGTCAGAAACGTTTTTCCTAAAGGACTTTTTCGCCTTATCTAAAATAGAGTTGAACTCACCCGCACCGTAAGTCCAGTTTATGTCGGGATCGATTTGAGTGAGAATTCCTTTTGCCGACGTCAAAGGTATTTTGTTTGGTAAAAGGTCGATATCTGATTTAAGGATTTTTAATTTATCTACCGCACTCTTGTAGGTATCGCCTAAGATGACACCTTTGCCCGACTTACCTCGAACCTCCCAAGCCTTAAGAGTCTCGTCGAGATGATTTTTTAAATCAGCTTTGCGGAGGAATCCGTCCGAGCTATCCAAAAAGTTTAGCGCTGTCTGTTTCATCGAGCCAAGTATGGCTTTCTCGTTTTCCATAGCGCCCATCAGATCACCAGCTAAAGACTCCGGAGCCCTGGCAGCACGCAGATCCGCCATGCCCTCTCTTGTCGTATCCGATAACCTTGTCTCGGCAGCGCGTAAAGACTCCTCAGTTGTGCGTAGCTCGTCTTGATATTTCATTACGTGAAAATCTAGGTCGTTATTGATCTCGTCTAAAGACCTAACGTTCTTGATTTCGTTTTTCCTAGCCAACTCAACAGCACGAGCTATGTCGTCTTCTGGCACACCCGTAAACACTCGGGTTAACTTCTTAGCAGCTTCGGCTGTCGATGTTTTGTTTCTCTCTGCCGTGTTTCTAACGATCTGACTTAGCCCTCGAGTCAACTCGCCAGCTCCGCCAAACAACGCACCCAGCCCCCCACCGACCATTAGCGTCTCGGCTGCCGCTTCCGGATCTCCAAGTACGGCTTCCGTAAAAGCATACGGGGCTGCGATCAACCCGCCTTCTAAGCCCGTGCCGACAACCTTACCAGCAGCTTTGGCCAGAGCACCCTTAGACACCTCGCCGCCCGCTCGAGCGCTCAAGGCCTTCGTCACAGCCTTGGCCGACACCACGCCAGCAGCCTGAGCTCCCTTAAAAACAGGGCCGCCAAACAACAAAGTACCGCCAAAGCCCCCCAAGCCCCCAGCCGTATTCAAAGCGCCAAAGTGCTTTTTTAGAGCTTCCTTCTTGGCGACATCTAAAGGCGATCTGGTCTTGTCGTAGATAAGCTCGGGTATACCCATTCCAAGCTCGTCGGCCATCTGACCGAAAAAGACTTTGGCGCCCCCTGCAAGCGAATCGTTCTCTCGAACATACTCGTCGGTAAGCTCGGTGGTCTTATCAAGAAACTGGTAGCCTTTGCTAACCGCCAGCGGAACGTCCTCGGCGGGTATGTGAAATTTTTCGCCAAGGTCGTCTTGAACGTAAACAGCCGCACCCTTCTGGTACGAATGCGTGCCCGAAGTGATGGCCTGCTGGATCTGGTCTTTAGGCAGGTTCTCTTTTTGACCAGTCTGTTTGTTGTAAAGATCGGCCAAGGTTATTTCCTTTGAGAGGCTTTGATCATACCGTCAGCTTGTTTCGGATCTATACGCCTAGGGGCACCACTAGCCTGTGGGTTGTAGTCCATGATCTTGGCTGCATAGTCGTTTTCCATTTTCGTATCGATTGAGTTTGCAAACTCCTTTAAAGCTGCAATCGTCTGAACGTCTAACCGTGTAATGTTGGAAGGATCAGGGATCAACTGGCTTAACCGCTCGTACTCAGCAGCTTGAACCGTTCCTGGACCTAGGACAGGCTCTCTCGCCACGCCACGGAGCATCGTCGCAATCGAGAACGCTCGCTGCCTCTGCTCGGGACTCATGCTTTTGAACGAAGACCTGGCTATTTCAAGAAGGTCTCCAAGCTGTTTTCTGATCGTATTGTTTTGAGCCTGAGCGTTACGAAGATCTTGAGCTTCCTTTGTCGTCCTAGTAAAACCCTTACCCGGTACGTAGAGCTCTCTCATTTCCTTGGGTAAACTCATCTCGTTTACCTTGCCCCCACGCACGGCTGCTTGAAGCCCCGCCATTCTTAACAAGCTGTTTTCGGCTTCAGCCCGCTTCATCCCAATGTTGCCAAGAAGCTCTTGAGCCTTAAGTTGAATCTCTTCGCCCTTGTACTTTGCCGCAATCGATGCGATCTGCTGCTCCGTGTTGCGGTACGCAGACGCCCTCGCAGCCGTAACAGCTTGTTGCATGTCTCCGAACGTGTTCAAAGCTGCCGACACGAGATTCTTTTTACGGTCTACTGAACTTCTTTTTTCTGCTAACTGAGTTTTCTGTAACTCGATATCTTTGTTGATAGCCTTATCGATAGCTTCTGCCGCTAAGTTCCGACCTCCAGCTGCCGACGCTCCCGCTGCGCCCAAAAACAAGGCTATGCCAGCTAGTACTTTTTCTCCGGTACCTTTTCCAGCCCAGTAGTCGCCCTCTATGGTGTCGTCTTGTAACTCCACTTCCCCGTCGTATAGATCCTGTAACTTTTGTTTCTGCTCGGCTATGCCAGCCATGATCTCTTGTTGTTGCTTGGCGTAAAGTTCCTGGTTGGTATTACGGAAGCTAGCCTCCTCGGTAGCACGCCTTTCTCCCAAACGAGCGCCTTCTTGAATGTTGGCCATCTGCTGATCGTAGGCCGCAAGTACAGGATTCACTGGCGCTGCGTAAGCCATCTCAGGTTGCATGTTAGCTTGCGGGTTGTAGTCGACTAGATCCACCTCGGGATCTAAGGCTTCTTGAACCGTACCAGCATAACTAGCTTGCAAAGCTTCCTCTTGAGCCTGAAGATCTCTGATCTCAGGAGAATACTTTTGCATCAACTGCTGGTCTGATTTTGGCTCGGTCTTCGCTATCTCTTGTCTCTCCGGAAAAAGCGAAGACGATAGTAACATCCTACCCGGAGCAGCGTCGACTTCGATTCGGTCTTTTAAGCCTTCTTTTTTCGCATCTAAGCCCGCCTTAAGACTCTCGATGTTCTCGGCTTGACGATAGGCTCTGTCTTTTTCAACGCCCTGGAAAAACGATTGCGTGTATTGATCTTGAGCCGGGTCAGGCCCCATAAACTTCGCAGCCGTCTCTTCGTCTATTTCGCCACGGTCTCGCAGCTTCCTTGCTTGTTCTGGAGTAAGTACAGGCATTACGATTTCTTCCTTTTGGCCATGTTAGCAAACGCAGACTCTAGCTCACCCATTCGGTCGTTCAGCATCGCAGCGGTAGCCAACATCACTCCGCCAGCTTTGCCGTAGTTCACCATCTTGCCGTTTGGAGTGTCTTCGACCATCTGTTCGCCTATTTCGGATTTCTCTAAGTCTTGTGCCATTGGAGAAAGCTGAGGACCTTCACCAGCTCCAGGTAAATCAGGATTTTTGTATTCGTACTCATAAGCTTTCAAAGCATCGATAAACTTTGTTAGCTTGTCCTCGGATGGCACTTCGATATCCTTTTTCTCGTCTTCGTCAGAAAGCGAAGCCAACGCTCCACCCAAACCAACCAGGTTCTTTGCCGCCGAGTACGACGACGGCTCGTCTTTGTCCGAGCTAAAGCCTTTAGCAAATTTCTTTAAACGATCACCCAGCTCGGAATAGTTTCTAGAACCCCCTTCGGACTCGTCGTAAAACTGATCGTCCGAAGCAAGACTCATCTGAGGTCCTTTGCCACTTAACTCACGCTCGATAGGGCTTAAAGAGTTCATGCTCATGTTCGACTCGGAGTCTTCGTCTTGGCCAAATAGATCACTTAAAATATTTGGTTTCGCCTTCGTAATGTTTTTCTTTTGATCTTCGTCAGAAAGCAACGCACCCAGCCCCCCCGCAATACCAGAAGTAGTGCCTGCTCTGCGATCCTTCGCAGCTTCCGAGGCGCCAAACTTAGCACTGTTCTGAGCCATAACCTGCTGCCCTCGAGCCGACTCTAGCTCCATGTTGTTGGCCGTCTGAGCCTCCTCGGCAGCACGCCTCGAATCGAAGTAAGACTTACTCATCTGCTCGCCAAACTGCCTGTTTTGACGCTGTTCGGCTTGGTTAGCTAAGTTGGTAGCCTGCTGTAAACTAGCTTGAGCACCGGCTATGCTCTGGTCTTGACCACGAAGCCCACTTAACGCACCGCCCAGCTGGTTGTACGCACCCATCTGTTCTTGGATACGTAGCTCTGCACTATCTCGACCAGCCTGCTGTTGTGCCGATTGAATAGCTTGATTGATCTGTCTTTGGTTTTGACCGGCTAAGCCCCCGCGCTGGCTAGCACCGAGTGCCATGGCCTGCGCAATGTTAGCATCCGTAGCTGTTTGAAGCTGAGACTCGGCAAGGCTTGGACCACGCCCCCTAGCCTGCTCCTGCAAAGCGTTCACAAAACTCATCTGCTGGCCCCGAGTTTCCCGATCTCCTGAGCGGTCTATTTGAGTCTGCTCGGCTAAGAAAGGATTGGCACTCGCCAGCCTGCCTTCTCGCATGTTAGCTTCGGTGTTTCTATCGTTGAGCCACGGGTTCGTGAACGCTTCGGCGTTGTATTCGTAAGCAGATCCTACCGGAGTTTCACCCCACATAGCATCGCCAGCATCGCTAGCAACGCCGCTCACAGCATCTGTGAAGTTAGGTACATCCATACCCGTTAGACTTCCGACAGCCACGTTTAGTCCACCCGTCAGCACGGTTCCTAGGGGATCTTTTTTAGCCCTATTAGCCATGTCTCCTAGAGTACCGCCTACCTTTAATTTCTTACCCATTACGGGATCTCCTTCACAAAGTATATTAACCCGTTTTGGACAGAGTGCAGCGTCATGCCGTAGCCAAGTAACACTCGCAAGCTCGTCGTCCCCCCGCGCGCTTTTGGGTCGACCGTCCCCACCATGGTCACACACCCGTTAATCTTAGCAAGACGAGCTATCTCGTCAGCTAACTTTGCAGCTAACCCGGTTTTTCGATGTTCAGGGTGAACGTAAATATCCTCGATATATACTTCCTTACCGTTGATACCGTACGTGGCAAAACCATGCTCAAACTCGACCGTAGCCTTGCCCTGTCTCTCGAAAACGTAGTCTGCATACAAACTCATGAACTTATCCCTGATGTTAACGCCCTACGGAGCTTCGATGTTGTGTTTTTTCTGCCAATTCTAAATACCATGTCCGATAGCGAAAAAGCCTTCTGAGTACCCGTCACTGCAGGTAGCTCCGCAATCTCAAAACGAACCATCTCGCACTTTTGCTCTTGCAGAGCGAACGAAAAACGATAAGATGTACTTACACCACCAAAAACAGAATCGGTTTCGCCGTAAGGTGATCTTTGGCCATAAGTAGCGGCTTCGAGAATGGCTTGAGGGTCTATAACCTTCTCGCCACCGTAGGCAACGCAGTCGTCGTAAGCTACCCGAACCTTCAGCTTGTGAGCGGAATAGTACGTCCCACGAAGTTGCATCTCGTAACAACGTTGGTAGCCTCCGATACCGTCGAAAGCAAACCAACCCGTCTCCGCAAAGAAACTATAGCTAGCCGAGTTGTCCGTAAATACTGTCGGATCAGACTGCAGAATAATCCCGTCTGATTTGACAAGAACGTAAGTGCCCTGCCAAATTACCGCACGCTTCGAAGCTAGCGGAGAAAATGTCGACCACTGCCCAAAGAAATAATCGTAAACTAATATCGGGCCTGCAGAGGTCGTAAACCGCACCTGGTTCTCATTCTGGACCAAAACCGCCGAGGTAACGGTGTAGCTGTTAAAATCCTCGACCTCTGCCCCCACATAACCTATGGACAGATCCGAGCCCACAGAATAGATGCCTTTCAAACTCTTGAACATCAAACCGCGAGGCGTCACCACAATCGAATTACCGTTGGTCGTGCCGACATCGGCTGTTACAAATTGAAACTCGGAAAACGATCCGTCAAAACCTAGATCGTTAGGACCCTCCCCGAATGTGAGATAGAACCTGTCCTTTTTAAAAAGCAAAAGCTTATCGTCTAATATCCCATAAGCCGTGTCTCGACCGCCTTTGGCCTCCACGGCTAGGGCAAACGTATCGGTAAAGTTTACCGCTAAGCCCTTCTGATAAGCTTTCGAGTACACTACCTGCCCAGGCTCTTCTAAACCCCCAAGCCAGATCCGGTTGCGGAAAATTTCGATAGTCGCACAGGCCGGTGGGGCGAAGTTTTCTAACACACCACCCGTTGTGTACAGAATCTCGTTCGAAGTCACAGCCGAGCTCGTCAACGCAATGTCGACCGCATCCGTTGTAACGTCGTTATTAGGAGATGCCGATACGGACGTGAACCTATAGTACGTAGCCCCCGATAGCAGGTAGCCCACAACTCGAACACCCGTGCGTAAGGTGCCGTCCTTTCTTGTAAGCCTTAACGTAGGAACAGAATACGTAACCACACCCGCTGTGCCCGATGCTACGTTGCCCGTGACAGCTAGGGACGGAGCCGACCTGTGTACCGTACCGTTGTTGTCAGTCCACTCGTAAATAAATACCGACGTGTAGTCGCCTGCCGCTAAGCTACCACCCGTCGTAGCCGTCGAGCCTACCGATGCGTTCTCCGGGTAAAGATGAAACCCGTGCTCGACCACAGACTCGCCGTCGTACATCGACAAGAACCCGCCCACCACGTACAACGTATCGCCTAGCTCGGATGCGGTAAAAGAATCTACGGCACTGAAGTCTAAGACCGTACGCGACACACCCAGGGGAGTGAACACTCCGCCGTTTTCAGATACCAACTTGTTTTTGCGCAAAACCGTAAACTCAAAGCCGTTCGAAATAGCTGAAACATCTGCTAAGCTCGAACGCAGCCCGCCTGCGACCGTGTACAAAAGTTTGGCAGCTAGCAACCCGTCCGATCTTGCCACAAAATACGTAGCCTGAAGGGCGCTATCGTGAGTCAGCCCAACAAAACTCTGAGAAGCTCCGGTACTGTCGGTGTACGTAAAGGCCTTTGTAGCGAGCCCCACAGACCTCTTAAAAACCGTAGCTGAGCCAGCGGTACCAGCCTCTGTAAACGTATTCGACTTGACGTAGTGGTTGTAGTCGGCTGTCTGGTCAACCTCGTAGATGGCTGTGGTTCCAGTTGAGGTTGCGAATCCTGTGATGTTGAGCACAGTGTCAGATACGGAATCGATTGTTGTTGACGAGACAAGGATCACTCCCTTATTGTTTAGAACGACACCACGCAACTTGTTGGTAGAATTGTAATAAAATACCGATATTTTTTCCGACGACGACCCCACAATACCGATAGAATCAGTACCAGCTTCGCTAATGGTAGCGCCTGTAAACCCAGCAGCAGCATCCAAGTCTTCATTGAAAGCTTCGACTTCTACTTCGGCAGCACCCTGAACGTTGTAAGCCACCACCATTCGAAGGTTCCGGTAGTTGTAAATGTCGTAGGTCGGACTTGTCGTGTTGACCGCTGTCGTTAGCTCAACGGCAGTCTCAAAACCTACAGGCCTAACGGCGTTGACACGTCGACAAAACAACGATCCCGATTTATAAAAAAATGCATACAAATAGTTTTTAAATGCAAGGCAACGCACCACAGAACCAGCAGCATCTAAGCTCGTGTCCGTGACAATGGGCATGCCCGACGTGCGGTCTATGATCGATCCACGAATCCCGTTTCGCGAATCAAGCCAACAGTAAATCCCTATTTCACCACTCGCACTCACCGCACTACTGCACTCGGATTGCGATGCCGTGTTATTAATTACCTGGTCGGTTTGGGCGATCAAAGAAACAATCCCACCTTTGTCCGACCACGACTGCGATCCCGGTGAGTAACTATAAAGATTTTGAGACCTGTACTGCAAAAGCTCGTTACGATACGTCGCCAAAGAATCCGTGTCGTCTAACTCATCTCCCGTAACAATCTCAATGTTCGGCAAAGCTACGTGGCCTGAGCGTTTATCAAGTCTGCCAGTTTTCCGCAAAACAGCGTTGCGAAGCTTCGTAAACTTACCCGCTACGACATGCTTCGCATCAGTCTTGGTATCGATACCTTGGCCAAGATTGACCGACACTTTTTCCTTAATTAAAGCCATCAGATAATGTACCACGCTGAAACGCCGTCGGATATTAACCGCACCGTTCCGTAAGCCCAATTTAAAGTATAGTCCGAGTTCGCACCGTCGATCGTGTCCGTGCCGTCCGGAGTGATCGTAATGACGTTCGTTTTTGCCGAGCCTGCAGCGTCTTTTATAAGCACAGTCATCGTGTTCGTAGCAGCTGGCAACGTACACGTCCGAGCCGTAGAGGTGTCTATCAAAAGAACTACCTCGGAATCACTAGTCGTGATCGTATACGGATACGATGCCGGAGCGTCCGTCGTAAGCTCGCCCGCACCAGCACTAATCACCGAAGAACCCGACGTTATTTGAACCGAAGCGCCAGCTCCAGAAATCCAAAACAGGTTGGCACCCACACGCTGGAGAGAACCCACCGTTGCCGTGTCGGCAGCTGAGAGAGCTTCCATAGAAGCTGTTTTGATGTTAGTAGCCTTTTGGTTTTGAAAGTCTAACTCGGCGTTGATGTCTATACCAGATGGCGTAATTTTCACGCCCTTGCCATCGCTATGATCGTGCTCGTCTACTGTGCCAAGGCCAGTGTTCAACGTCTCAGCCCATTCTGGACCCAGCGTTGTCGATACCACGGGGAGAATGATGCCCATGTTGCTAGTAGTAGTCATAGAGAACCTCTCAAAAAACCCACAACGTCACGGTTACACCCGCCGACGAGTTGAGCACGATGGTTTTTTCACCGATAGCTTTGTTGTAAATGTCGCAAGCTGCACTTCTTTTGACGACAATATATCCACGCAACGTGCGGTCTAGCTTATGATCTACCGTTGTGTCGCCAGAAATAAGAACGACATCCGTCAAAAGAAGTCCGTCTAAAATCGAACGAGATACGATCGAGCGTAAAGTCGCCTCGACAGCGTCCTGCAAAAGACGAACAGGTTTTTCCGGAGTTTGAGTCCTGCGAAACGGTACGATCATTTACCTACCTGTAGAAGTAAGGGTCATCAAATCCTGCACTCGTAATATCCGTAATACGGTCGCAGTCTCCGATGTCTCTATTTTGAGCCATGACCTCGATTCTTTCTTTGATCGCCATCTTTTGCGCAAACAAAACCGATACGTCAGACTCTTCTTTTTGCATGCATTTGATCGCAGCATCGATCACGACTTACTCTTCCCAGCCTTGGTTCGTAACCAAAGTTGGAACGGTGTCGGTGTCGCCCGATAACACCGTGGCTGTTGGCACGTACCACATACGGTAGGATCCCTCAGCTTGATCCTCAGGAACCAAACGGATTTTAGAACCCATTACCCGGTACCGCACCGATGGATACAACCCACGAAGCTTCCCTTGATTGCGATCGATGAAACTGAATGGCCTTAAAGGATAATAGTCGCTCCCACTAAGAAGACGATCCAAACCCACCAGCTTATAAAAATCACTAGGAAGATCAGACGTGGCAGAACCCGACGCCACCGTAAACGACGTTGGGTCCCCCACGAAATAATCCTCAAAAGACGAGACGATAAGGTCATACAATTCCAGGTAGCTGCGATTGATATAACCCGTGACCTCCGAATCGGATACGAATTGGTTATTTTCCATGTCCGCACGTTCCCGAACACGGGTCCGTAAATCGGCTAGGGTTGCCATATCAATCTACCTCTCAAGCATGTTGACTAGATCCGAAATGGCCAAAGCAAAACCCTTGGCATCCCCTGACTTCATGCAACGGATGCACTCTTCAGAACAGGACATTACGCCCCCGTCCAGCTCGCCCCTTTCGTCCTCGTCCTCGTCCTCGTCCTCTGCACCAGGATGGTAACCGCCGTCCTCTCGCCCAACGTAGTCAGGCGTCATATCGGCTACGATCACAGACGCTACTTTTTTCTTGTCGCGACCGGGTAGTAAAAGCATCTAAGCCCCCTAAACGTCCGAGCCGTTTTGTAAGGTTAACTCGATATTCAAAACGTTACCCGATGCAGGGTCAGTGTCCGTACCGATAGCTCCGACACACTGGATGTCTAAAGTCTTAGCACTCGTTACGTCGACGTTCCGAACGCCTGCGTAAAGAACGGTAAGAGCAGCATCCGTAACACCTGTTATCGTAACTGTCGCCCCACGGAACGCCGTGTAAACGTCGTCTAAGGTGATAGTGTAACGTCCTGTCTCTCCCGCTGTCTTAGCAATCGAAAAACCTTTGGCACTGCTGGCACTGATCGCACCCGAAGATCCGATTGTAGCCGAGCCGTAAAGTTTGACAATCTCTCTGCTTAGCGAGCCACGAGAAGGATAAAAATTCCTGTTCGCCATAATTCAAATTCCTTTGCAAAAAAAGCGCAGAGGCCAAATAGACCCCCACGCTTCCCGTTATGAAAAATTAGGTGCTAAGCGTAACGTTGATGTTCCAACCTGGTGCAGAACATCCCAACTGAGAGTACGAACCGTAACGAACCTCTACGCCGTCAGCCGTAGCTTGACGAAGCATCTGCAGCCCGTCAGTGTCGATAACCCGTACAGCTTTCCCGAGAGAACACAAACGCCAAGTGCTCATGGTCAAACCGTAAGCTTGAGTGTTTTGACAATTCTGGTCAGGGATGACTTTGATCGGTCCTTTCGAACCGTCCATAAGCACACCACGGAAACTGAACGTCGCATCTTTGTTGGGTTTCAAGTCGATATACTCAACTTTAGAGCCCAATGCTTTTTTCAACTCGCCAAACTTCTTGTATCCGAGGAAAAAGTAATCCAAACGAGCGCCTTCTCGACATGCTTTCGAATCGGCTTCGATCAAAGCTTCCTCGATCGGCATAGAGGTAGCGTTTAAACGAAGGCCACCCAAACGAGTCACGTCGACAGAACGGTCAACGCCGAAAAAGGCTGTAGCGCTAGGATCAGCTGTTGGAACCCAAGCTTCCAAGCCAGCCATACCCAAACCACGGTCGCCTTCGACAAACATGAAGTCGTTTGCAGCGATATCGCCAGAACCATCATAGGTTCCAGTCAAAGTGATGTTGCCGTCGTTACGATCGACAGCAGCCACTTCCCACTCGTTGTCCGAACCGTCAGACGTACGAACAGAACCGCCAGTTTTTGCCGAGTAGATCACAATGATTTGGCCAACTTCAAAGTTGGTTACATCTTCCGGATCCTTCATAGAAACAACAAAAGTAGATGTGTTGGTAGATGGTTCAGCTAGAACTTGCCCAACATACCCGGAGGTGTCTCGGAACAAGTTGATAGCCAAAGACCGAGTCAAGCTGTTGATAGCTCCGTCAATCTCGGTAGTGGCAGCTTCCATGAACGCGTTCGCATCGCCCTTAGAAGCTTCCAGAGTTTCGTTATCGATTGTAGCTATCGAATAGTCTTTTGCTCGCGTCAGATTGAAGTCGGTAACCAAAGTGTTGGTTAGACCACCACGAGTCTGAGCGTTTGTGAAAGTTTTCGATCGGCCTTGAGGGTTTCCGTAGATGAGAGGTTGGGGCATAGACTTACCGCCAAACTGCTCGTACTTAGGAACCATAGCAAAGAAAGGGTTATCTTTATAAACCATATCCTCGACACGCCAAGAGGAATAATGTTCTTTTAAGGCGCTATCGTACGCCGTTAGGTCTAAACTCATTAGAGTCTCCAAAGACAATAAAGTTCAAAAGACCGCACCATGCGGTTACTTTGTTACGAACGGCTTATTGTGTCTTTGAAGCCTATGAGTTTCTTAAATACCACTCTTCTTAAGTGGTCTGACTACCGCAAACGCTGCTCGGCTAACGCTTTCCTCAACTTCTCAGCAGACCGCGCCTTAGATTCCTCCACCGATAAGTAGCGAGAGGCTTCAGCTACCATGGGAGTACCCGCAGACTGAGTCCGCCGATTCGTAAGCGTCTCGATAGGCTTCTCGTATCTTGTGCCTAATGCCGCTTTTTCAAGCGCATCGTCCGTTTGTGTCTCATTGGACGTCAAGCCAGCTAACTTTTTAGCAGTCAATAGTTCTTTATACCTTTTTTCCAAATACTTCTCTACATGTTCAGCCGCAAGCTTCGGGTCGGCTATCTTGCCCGTCTTCTCGTAATAGTCTTCAGCTACCTGGAAAACCAGATCAAGGGCCTCGTCGCCCGTCTTACCGATAAGCTCAAACGCATCGGCATCAGACGATACAGTTTCGGATATCGCCTTTTTGTAGCTCGCAATGAGTTTGTCGTCATGTTCTTGTTTTCGTTTCTCTTCAGCTTCCGACTCCATCTGCTCTCGCTTAGATTCCTGCTGCTGGTGATAAGCATCGATCTTAGCTTGAGTGATTCTCTCGATTTTCTCTTCGGTCGAAAGGCTGTCGTCTTCAAGAATTTTGTTTGTTAACTCTTGATAACTCAAACCAACGTTTTGCAAAAACCCCTTAGGATCTAGCTTAGCATTTTCCTTAGCCTTCTCGAAGGACTCCACACGGGCAAACTTTTCTTGTAAGTCCTTTTCCTTTTGAGCCACCTCGGCCTGCATAACACGAATGCTCTTTTCCCTACGACTTAGCGCGCCAAATCGCTTGGCAAAGTCTACCTCAGGGCTGCCTCCGCCAGCATCCGTATGCTCGGGCTCGTCATGATCTAAAGACTCCCCCACAGGCGCGTCGGGTGGACCACTGGGCTCTCCGTAATATACTTCGCGTGCTTCCAAGATTTACTCCCTATGCTGACGTTGGTAAAAGATCGGATACGGGCGGAGCTTGCGGTACCGCCTGCTGGACCGGTGCGGCAGGCGGCATAGCCGGTGCCATCGCAGCTTCCGCAGACTTTCTTAGGTCTTGTATTTGATCTTGAAACGCGCGCAAAACATCTAGCTTGTCCTCGGGCATGCCGTCGGCTAGACCTCGCATCAAATAAACTTGAACCTGCTCCTCGGCTAACTGCAAATTCATGCGAGGGTCCGGGGAAATGTACTTCGAACCAGCATGTTTAATATTGAACTCAATGGTCTTAAGGATAGCGTCTCTAGGTCCGAGCTTGAGACGGTTGAGCCTAGCAAGATCAGGAAAATCCATAAGCTCCAAAGCTTCTTCTTGCGTGTAAAAGCCCGCTTGAACCATCTCTTGCGCTGACTGAAACTTACCTGCAGGTGTCGACGGTAAGAAGTTTGTGGGATATGCCCGAACCGATAATTTGTCATCTGGAATGTCTACCTCGGAAAAAGAAAGAGGCTCGGAATACGACGAGCTAGCAGCACGCACAACCGGGTCTTTACCCTCTTTCACTAGATCGCGTAACATGTCCAAAATCACGTAAGTCGATTCAATATAAAAATCCTCGTACATGTTCTCAACCAAAGCAAAACGCTCCGTTTGAATGTCCTTGTACTCTCGCAAAGCACGACCAGAATCTAGTCCGTCAGGTTTACGCGACGTAGCCGACAACATCGATACGCCCGTTAACTCGAAAGCTCTCGCGTACAAAGTCTCTAAGTGGTTGTACACCTCGGCGTTCATCGCACCCGGAGTCATGAAAATAGGCGGAGTACCACGGTAATATCTAACCCCGCCAATCTCGTTATTCAGTTTTTTCCCAGGGACCTTGCTCATCACATCCATCCACACCTGAGGAACAGCCGTAAGGTGTTGCGCAATCTGGATGTTCCTAAGGATCTTGTTGATCCCGAGCTGAATACCAACCAACTCGTCGGCTAGACCTCGCCCATAAAACCCCAAAGGCTGGAGAGACCACCTTTGAAAAAGTATCGGAAAATACTGCTTATTATATTGTTTCACGTGCAACGTACCATTCGATAAAGAATGGCACACAACCCCGTCGGTCGCCTCAGCACCTGAAGGTAAATGCCACGACTCGGCAACCTCGACCATATCGGCAACCGTATGCGCAGACGAGCTCGCATCCAAACCAGAAGGCGCGGCCTCTATGATCTTATGGTTGTCTGCACCCGGATAAAGGTCGTAAAGAACCTCACGGTGTACTAACTTGACCTGATGCATCTGACGAGGATCCCGGTAGCGTCCCTCCGCATCGTCTACTAAAACCTCGCCAACAAATAGCCTTTCAGCCTTAACCTCATCACCGTCTCGAATCAACTTTACCGGGGCTGTCCCAAAAATACAGGCATCCGTAAACCCCTGACGGCCTATACCCCAAAACGTGCGGTCTTCGCCCGAGCCCATACCCATACGCTCAAACTGACCTTGAAAAAACTTTGTGAGGTTCTTTGCCCTCTGCTGAAGGTCGTACGACGTATCGCCAGTGTCGGTCAGAAAGTACGGTCTAGGCTTTTTAGATCCAATTTTTGACGCAGCCGTGTCGATACAAGACTTCACAACGTTGTAGGTAGCCCTTACCTGGTTAATACCCTGGTCGTTAGCTACCCGGTCGAAACGACCGCCTGTTAGACTGCTTATCTCCATGTTGGAATACAAACGACCGTAACGAAGATAGCTCAAATCTCGGTACTTTTGATTCCTTCGAATGTTCTCAATCGTAGCCCAGACGTGAGCATGCATCTCGCGTTCAGGCGCACCCCACCACTTCGACTTCATATTCTTCATCTCTAAGTCGGAAGTAGACTTGTAAGTCAACACCGGAACGTTCTTTGTACTAGTTATCGGCATTGCGTAAGTCCTCTATGCCAGCGTAGGGGTTGAATAGTATCTCGTCATCGGATACAGCCTGGGCTTTTTTAAGCATATCATCAAGTTCCGCTGTTCGAGCCTTCATGTCGTCGGACTCGGGCAGCTCGATCTCAAACGAAACCTCATGGAAACTTATCTTGCTAATTCGCTCGGTTTTGCACAACTCAATCAACTCTTTGAGCTCGCCTAACCCCAGTCTCTCTCCCAAAACGGCATCTCCAATTCTTTCTGCATTTTCTCTGACAATAGATCTTCGTGATCGTCCATAACCTCGTCTGGCGTGCGGTTATCGACTTTCGGGACAACCGATAAGTACTGGTAGCACTCTCGCCAGGCATACAGACCTGCATCACTTAGATGGTTCTCACACGCTGGATGCTCTACCCTCTTCTTGGAACGCTCGTCCCAAATAAGAGATCCCCACTCGTCCCTGAGAGGTTCGGTTTCCGCCGAGTCAATAACCTTAATCCGTCCTTGGATGATCTCTGAGTTCATGATTTCGATAAATTCCGCTTTGCCCGTCTTGTCTGCAGCTACCAAGCTTAGATTGTAGCGTTGCTTCAACTCCTCAACAGCTTGCTTCGAAGCGTTGTCGATCACGGAGCGGTAAATAACATATTTTCCAGTATAATAGTTGATGCGTTCTGCTACGTCACTGATTATCATTTTCGAGCTTTTGTAAGTCTCAACAATGTACAACGTGCGGTCCTGGTGGGAGAAAGCACACACCACAAAAGCCGACGGATCCTCGAAACCTAAATCTACCCCCAAAACATAGGTATATTCGCCAGCAGGTAACGACTTGCATAGGTTCACGTTAGGCTCAAACTTGTAAACGAGTGAGCTTAGATCCGTAACCCACTCTTTGAGATACATCCTTCGATATGCCGGGGTTTTCTCGATATCAGGATTCGTTTCCTTCAACATCGCAAGACGCTTTGTCCAAACATCCACCATGTGAGGGTTGTCAAATGTCGACCACTCATGGCTCGACCATCCGGGTTCTCTGCCCGACGTTACCTGGTGAAACAAAGAATCTAGCAAGGGAGTAGGCGTACCAATCATAGCCAGCGTACCGTCGTAGTCGGCAAGGGCTGGCTCGATCATCTCGTAACATAAAGACCGAAGATCGATTCGAAACGAACCCGCTTCGTCGATGATCGCAAGCTTGAGCTTACCACCTAGCTGTTTTTCCAACTCGTTAATACCATCGGCACCGGCTAGCCTAAGAACCGAGCCGTTAGCCAACGTGACCGATAGCTCAGTCTCGTGAAACCGAGCTCCAAGCTTCAACTTACGATCTATTGGTTTTAAAACATCCTTCCAAATAGCGTTTTTGGCCGTAGTTCTCGTCAACCCGAGGTAGATTACCGAACATTCTGGCTCGGCATACCCCGCACGAAACATCTTGTATCCTGCGCCCATGGACTTTCCAGCCCGTCTTGTGCAAAGAGCTGATACCCTCGGGGAATCGTCTAGGATAAAGGCCTTTTGATTTAGAAAGGCGTTGTCGTAGAAAGATGCGGGATCTTCTTGTTTGAGCTTTTGCAGCTGAGCTAGGACAGCTAGAGCTTGTTCCTGAGTTGTGATCTTCATAGAAACCTGCGTATCGCCGCTTGGTT